TAATTAAAAAGTATATAGTAGCTTAAAAAAGATATAATGCCTGGAATAACAAAAGTAAAATTTAAAGTACATGAAGCATGCGATAATAAAAGCATAGTATTTACAGAAACTACAGGAGCATATAGTACTTTTAATAGTGGAGGATGGGGAGCTCCTAATTATCAATTAACAGATGTGCTTGATGTAGAAATTTTAGTAACAATACCTAACGGAACGACTTATGTTTTATCAATGTCAGATCTTACACCCGCGTTACCCAATGATTTAAATGGGTCCTTTAATATTCATATGGGATTTTTTGGAGGAACTCAAGGGGAGACTATAATACAAGGGGTATATCAATTTGAATATAGAGTATTACTTAATGATGGAACAACAGGTGGATTCTTAATTTCTGTTAGACATTATGGATTAGTATCAAGTGTTATTAAATGTTGTGTACATAAAATGCTTGCAAATTTAGATATGTGTGATGATTGTCCCTGTGGTGAAGATAAAAGTAATGCGTTAGAGGCTTATACTCTTTATAAAGCTATGTTATATGCTTATTCGTGTGGAAGTGTTACCAAAGCAAATAAAATGGCAACACAAGTAACTAAGTTATGTAATTATAAAGGTACATGTGCATCATGTACCTCTTAAAAAGAGTAAATAATGGCATGTGAAAATTGTAGTAATGGATGTTTAAATCCTCAACTATGTGCATGCGACTGTACAACATGTGCAGAAGCTAATAGTTGTGATATTCCTGTAGGAGATACAGGACCCCAAGGCCCTGCTGGGCCAATGGGACTTCCCGGAGTAAACGGGGTAAATGGACAAAATGGTACCGATGGTACCGATGGTTGTACTTTAGTAGATATGTATATCTCTGATGGTACTGATGGTAATACTATTGGAGATATAATTGTTACTACGGGACCTACTCCAACTCCATGTAATACAGTTCTTAATATAGGAAATCTTATAGATACTATAGTTAATAATGGAGGAGCAACTATTCCCTCAGGTATAATTGTTATGTGGTCAGGAACCATACCTAATATTCCTATTGGCTGGCAATTAGCCGATGGAACTAACTCACAACCTGATTTAAGAGGACGTTTTATTGCTTCTTATTTAGCAGGTGATCCTAATTTTGGAGGTATTATGGCTTCAGGGGGAGCACTTAGTGTAAATTTGGGGTTAGCTAATATTCCTGCACATACTCATGATATAGGAAGTTTTACAGTCGTTCCTACAATTACTTCAGATACTCATTGTCATAATGTATGGTTAAGAGATTCTGGTACATCAGTAGGTGCATATAGAGATGCTGAATTTGGGAGAGGAGGAACTAGAACAATGGGATCCCCACTAGGAGGAGGTTGTAATACAGATTCTTATACTCATACTCATATAGTAACTACGGTATTATCTGGAAATACAGGCGATGGAACGGCTGCTGGATTAACTTTTCCACAAGGCGTTGCATTTCCTATATTACCTGAATATTATACTTTAGCATATATTATTAAACTGTAATGGCATTAGATCAGATAACAGCAGAAGATTTAAAATATAGACTTAATAAGTTTAAATGTTGTTTTGCAACTAAAGCAGCAGAATTAGTTGATAAACAACGTGCTGGAAAAGAATGTAAAGATGAATTATGTAATTTAAAATTACTAGGAGCATATATTGAGATGATTGAATGTTATGATGTACTTCCTTGTACTTGCCATATAGAATGGGTAAATGATGGAGAAAATTATTGGAATAGTACTACTACTTATAATTATGGAGATGTAGTAAAAGTAATTACAAGACCAAATGCTGCTCCAGGAGAATTTTTATATTTTAGATGGCAAGGAATTAATCCTTTAATACCTCCAACTGGAGTATGCAGTAGTCCAGTTGGATTTCAAATGCCATGTGTTGGAGGATTAAATGGTATAGGTCCTATGGGATGGAGTGTATGTGGTAATGTTAAACAAGCCTGGGAAGCAAGAGGAAGTCTTATTTTTGATGCTACTCTTATATATGGATGGGGTGATATAGTTCAATTTATGGGAGGAGGACCTGGATTAGATCAAAGTGGTCAAGGAAAATTTTATATTAGTGTTGCAGATCCAAATCTTGTAAATACTGGGTTTCATGAAAATCAGCATTGGGTAAAATTAGAATGCCATAGAAAACAAGAAATTTAAAATAAAATGAAACCAAGAGATTATCAAAAATTTATATATGGAAATAATGTAGGACATGATTTAACTCCTACTGTAGCTAATCTTTCTGCTACACCTAGTATGTTTACACCTTCTGGTAGTGCTGTTATTACTTGTAATACTGCAACTCCTGGCGGAACTAGAACATATGGAGCTATCACATATAATGATGGTGATATTCTCTTTTATACTGATGGACATCAAATTTGGGATTCAACTCATGCTCTTATGTTAGGATGTCCAGCTGCTCCAACAGGATTGGGAGTTGGAGGTAATCTAAAAGCTCAATGTGTTTTTGTAGCAAGAGCACCAACTACTTTAAATGGAGCACAAGGATTAAATAATGAAGTTTTTTGGGTATTTACAAATTTACCAGGTACTGGAGGAATTTCGGTTTCCGTAGTAGATATGAGTCGAAATGGTGGATTAGGAGAAGTAGATCCAGCTATAGGCCATCTATTAGAAAGTAATGCGAATGGTGTAGATGATAGAATGACGGGATGGTGTATGGAGACTTTAGGTGTTGAAACTGGGGTAGGAATAATTTCGCATCAAGCACATATTGCTACTCAAAACTGGATGACTTGGCTTCTAACTGCTGCTGGAGGAGGGACTTGGGGAAATGGTCCAGATCCTGCTGCCATTCCTATATGGTCAGCTATTGGTCCCACATATAATAATCCTAATGAATCTTCTGAACTTAATAGTTGTGTAAAAATTAATGGAGATAATACAAAAGTAGCAACAGTTTATCAAGCTGAGGTAGGGACAGGAGCACATCCTCAAACTTCAGCTCTTCTATGTGTATACACTCTTGATCCAACAACAGGTATTCTTACAGATTACAATTCTACAGTTATATCTATTAAGGATTATGGTGCTGTACCTGCTGCTGCAGGAGTTCCTCCTAGGATAAAAGCATATGATGTGGAATGGGATAGAGTGGGTACATCTGCTACTTCTTATCTTTATGTTCCTAATTTTAATGTGCTAAATAGTAAAATTGAGATTAATTGGTATATAATAGATGCAGTAAATACTTTTGGAGCTGGAGGAAGTATATCAACAAGTCTTTATGATGCAACTGGAGCGACGAAAAGACAAATTCTTTCTATGGTTAGAGATCCATTTAATGATAGAATGTTTATTACTGCTCCTCCTTATATTATTTCAGCAGGTGCATATTCTGCTTATCCTGTAGATTATCCAGAATATTATTCTGGTGATTTTATAAGTGTACTTGATAATATAGATGATCCTACTGCTACTATACCTGTGTGGACTGAAAATTATCTAGATATAACTGTGGTAGGTACAAGAACAATTAGTAAAGGATTGCCAAATATAAATGCATGTGGAGTAGGTACTCTTGGTAATACTTACTATGTAAAACCATGTGAGAATACCGTAGCTTTTATATGTGATGATAATGATACTATATATGAGATAGAGATGGCTGCAGGGACACTTGCGATAAATACACTCCTAACTTCAATAACACCTGCTGCTTGCATTGGATGTGGAGTAGGTAATAGTATTCTCTCTCTGAAAGTTGATTCGTATAATGGATATCATATATTCTTTTGTGACGCAGGTAGTGGCAACTATTGTTTACATAGATTTAATTATTGGGCAATTTCAGCTCCTATTGGACAAGCTATAACTGTTGATGCTTGGTGGGGAAGTGGTACCGCAGATTTTAGAGCTTTTGCTATTTATAAAACAGATGGGTCAGTGAATCCTACCGGAGGTTTTAGTCCTCTCACGTGTACAACTCATTATGCACTTGGAGAAACAAATGTAGTAGGACAATTTGCAATAGCAAATATAGATTATAGCGCATTCCCAGGCGCTGCCACTGTTGCTACTGGAGCAGGATTAACAGCAGGTGAAAAATTTACTCCCGCTGATCCTCCTACAGGATTAGTTGTAATGGACGTTCTTATAGTTCCAGCTCAGTCCATAGCAAAAGTAATTGCTGGAAAACATATATGGCATTTGAATCCTTGGCTACCTGCTGCTGGTGGTGCTGGGGTATGGGTAGATCAAGGAGATGTTTGT